GAGATTTTGAATTACAACAAACCGATATGTTTTCTTTACTTACTGACCATCCTCAAAATGCAGCATATAAAACTTATCGGCAAAAATTGAGAGATTGGCCGAGCACCTCTGACTTTCCTGACACCAAGCCAACGCTTGATGGATGATTTGAAAGCACACGAGAAGCTGTGCCTCGAGCGTCAACAAAACATTCTTGATCGCCTTGAGAGAGGGTCAGCAAGGATGAATCGCCTAGAACTCAGTGTCTGGGCAATTTACCCTTGGATTCTTGGGGTTATGTTCTTTAATTCTTATTTCGGGTAAGTAAATTGTTTGCGGAAATTTCCGCCATCCTCGGAATTTTAAACTCGGTTAATGCTGGCCTAAACACACTGCGCGAGACTGGCGGCAATGTTGAGCAAGCGGTTGGCATTCTCGACAAATTCCAAGACGCAAATCAGCGCCTTGATAAATGGGAGCGCAAGAAAAAAACCCGCAAACCTCTTAGCCAGGCAGACTCAATTAAGCTGGCCACAAGCCGAGCAAAAGCTGCCCAGGCTAGACAAGCGCTTGCAGATCATTTCCGTATGCTCCCTGGCGGACAAAAGATTTACCAAGATGCAATGCGGCTTATGGAAAAAAGCCAGCGTGAGCACACTAATTATTTGAAAGAGATTGGAAAAAAAAGGGCCGAGCGTCGAAAAAAAATGCAAGCGATCTCTGCGAGCGCATTTATAACAGTGTCGTTCATTTTTCTTGCGTGGGCTGGTTGGTTTTTGCACGGCGAGTATCAAGATGCGCAACTTAAGTCAGCTATAAAAAAACTTGAGTACGCGAAAGAAAGGCAAGCCAACATGCGTAAGTGTGGCCGTCCAAAATGTTAAAATAAGAAGTTAAGTTTCATCCCAGATATGGGATTAGGAGGACCGTTGAAATTTGTCATTGATGGCGAAGAAATTGATTTGCAAGCGCTTGGGCAAGAAGCCTTGGATATGGCGGAGCGAATGCAGCAGTTGCGAGAGGAGATGCAAATTTTAGAAATGCGGCAAAAAGAAAATTTAGTTCTTATGAATACTTACGCTGCCAGTATCAAACAAATGGCAAATACTGATCCGAAAATTGAAATCGTAAAGAAGTGAATTATTTTTCCCCAGAAGAATTTATGTGCCAACACTGCAAAAAACAAGGAATTAAGAAAGACATTGTTGATCTACTCAACGTCATGCGTGGTGAGTGTGGTTTTCCGTTTATTGTCACGAGCGGTTATAGATGTCCGGATCACCCCATTGAGGCAAAAAAGTCGAAGCCTGGAGCCCATGCAAATGGTTACGCCGTAGACATTAGCGTAAGGGGCGAGCAAGCCTTACGATTAATTCGCTCGGCAATGGAGCACGGAATTGAAAGAATTGGCGTCAATCAAAAAGGCGATGGGCGTTTTATTCATTTAGACGTTGATCCTAATCGGGTCAGCCCTGCGATTTGGAGCTATTAGATGGCATTAATTCCTCTCGCAATCCCTCCAGGCATCGTTAAGAACGGCACCGAGTTTCAACAACTCAATAGCTGGAACGATGGGAACTTGGTTAGGTGGTATGAGAGTGCGTTACAGCCGATTAAGGGGTGGCGAACAAGATCAGTAAGTGCGCTGGCAGGAAGCGTTCGAGCATTGCTCACTTACATTGACAATTCGAGCAACCGACGAACGGTCGCAGGATCAAATACGAAGTTATACGTGATTTTAGAAGCTGGTCAGATTTACGATATTACGCCGGCTGGATTTACAACTGGCAACGCTGATGCAGACCAAAATCTTGCTTGGGGCGGATCGACCTGGGGCAGCTTCGAATGGGGAACTTTGCGGCCAGACACTGGCGCTTATTCGGTTGCGGACACTTGGTCGCTAGATACCTGGGGCGAGTATACGATTGCTTGTGCTACGTCGGACGGCAAGATTTACCAGTGGATAAACAATACTGGTTCAGCGGCTGCCGTTCTCAGCAATGCACCGACCAGCACGACGGCAATTGTCGTGACGGACGAGCGGTTTATTTTTGCCCTGGGTGCTGGCGGAGAAAACAACCGGGTTGAATGGTGCGACCAGGAAAACAACAACACCTGGACCGCCGCTGCGACTAATCAAGCTGGCGGCCAGAACCTCACAACCGATGGCTCTCTTATCAGTGGCCACAGTCTGCGAGGTGAGACGTTGCTGCTAACAACTACCGACGCTCACGTTGCTAGATATTCGGGCCCGCCATTCGTTTACAGTTTTCAGCGAGTTGGAGACGGCTGCGGAACCGTGAGCGCAAATGGTTGTGTTGCAGCTGACCAGTTTGCCGTCTGGCCTGGCCTCAATAGTTTCCATATATATGATGGATCAGTAAAAGTACTGAAGAGCGCGGTCGGTGACTTCTTCTTTTCCAACATCAACAAAGCGCAGCGATCTAAAATTGCTGGTGTTTTGAATTCTGAATTCAATGAGGTTTGGTGGTTTTATCCCTCAGTCAATAGCATTGAGAACGACAGCTATGTTGTTTGGAATTACCGCGACAACCATTGGAACATTGGCACACTTGCTCGAACAGCTGGTGCAGATTCGGGTGTTTTCCTTTACCCGCAAATGGTAGGCACCGACGGCTACGTTTATGAGCATGAGGTCGGGTATGCATATGACGGCGCTTCGCCTTTTGTTCAGAGCGGTCCTGTGGAACTCGGGAACGGCGACAATTTGATGGTGGCCCGACAGTTGATCCCTGATGAAAAAAACCAAGGTGACGTTACAGCGACTTTTAAAACGCGCCTTTATCCGAATGGCGCAGAAACAAGCCACGGTCCATTCACGATGTCAAACCCGACTAGCGTAAGATTCCAGGGACGGCAAGTTTCTATGAGAATTGATGCAGCAGAAAATAGTGATTGGCGAGTTGGCACCATGCGACTTGATGCCGTCGCGGGAGGCAAACGATGATCCTTCCGACACCAAATGATCGATACGACAGAGTGACTATTGCACAAACTAACCTGGCAATTGAGCAAGCCGACTATTTGAATCACAAAAAGAATCAGGACATTGAAGTAGGTGATGGTCGAGTCATTATTAAAAGCCCAAACGGCACCCGATATCAAATCGCCGTCGATAACTCGGGCAATTTATCAGCGAGCGCAATATGAGAGAGCAAAGTTTACAAGCTGCAACACCACTCGAGGCGATGCTGCCATATCAAGAAATGCTCGAAAAGGCATTAGAGTTTGGTCATAACACGCATTCGTTCAGAGACATCGTGCGAGGCGTTGCCAGCCAGGACATGCAGTTTTGGCCGATGGAAAAATCTTGTTTAGTCACAGAGATTTGTGAGTACCCAAACATGAGAGCTTTGCATATTTTCTTAGCAGCAGGAGATTTATCAGAAATTAAAAGCATCGACGAAACGCTTGGCAAATGGGCAAAACAACTTGATGCACAGTTCATTAGTTTGTCCGGGCGCAAAGGTTGGGTGAAAGCACTCGCAGATTTAGATTACAAGGTTGCGCACGTTACTATGTATAAGGAGGTCAAATGAGCGCGTCAGGGAAAAGCGCTGGGAAAGGCGGAGGCCAGAATAGGAGTGCTGGTGGGTTAAAAACTGGCGGTGCTGTGCAGCCAATGGGTGGCGGATTCTACCAACAGCCAATGCAAATGTATCAGCCATCGAACACCCAAAATATTTATAATCCAGGCAACCGATTGTTTGATCGCATGACACCAGGTTTCCAAAGTGATTACCGACCTGGCTTAGATTTTTTTGGGCCAAGTCAATTTAACGGACGCTTGCTAGTGAATCAGCCCAACCCTGGATACTATCAGCAATTCATGGCACCGGGCAGCAACTACGCGCCGCCTCCCGAGCCAGTGAATCCAGACCCAACGCCAGAGCCTACGCAACCTCAAGGCCCGGTATATGATATGCCGCCCTTCATTGATACGCCTTTTGGAAGAATTGATTTGCGGGTTTTGCAACAAAATCAGCAAGCGACTAACACCGCCTCACAACCTATGGAACAACAAAATCAGCAAGCGACTAACACTTCGAGCGCACCGATTTTGGATCAGGCAGCGGGCAACTCGCCGCAGGTATCGCCATACGAACAAAGAATTCAAACACTTATGGGTCGAGGTATGACGCGAGAACAAGCAATGAGAAATCAAAGCAGCGCCATTAGTCAGGGCGCAGATTTCGACCTTTCAGGATTTGTCACCGATGATGAGTGGCGCAGATTTTCAGGACAATCATAATGGGCTTTGGAAAAAACAAATCAAGCAGTGAACAGACTTTTGACCCAGAATTGAAATCGGCCTTACTGGACGTTTTTAACACGGGAAGAAATCTTTATAACACCACTCAATATGCACCATACAATGCAGCCACCGTGGCTCCATTGTCCCCGATGCAACTTGCCGGAATGCAGGGTGTTGTGGATGCCGCTCAGGCTGGCATTGGCCAGAACGAGTTGATGAATGCCATCAACACAACTGGTGCTCTAACTAATTTCAATCCACTGGCAGTTGGCGCAGATACAATTGGTATGGAAAGAGTTGGTTCGAGGGACATTGGTCCAGGGTTCATTGCAGAAGAAAGGATAAATCCCTTCGCAGCGATCAACGCTCAAAACATTGGTGCTGATCAAGTAGGTGCAGAAAGATTCCGAGATCAGAGCCTCACTCCCTACATGAATACGTTCGAAGATACGGTCGTTGATTCTGCATTAGGTGACATTGAGAGAGCGAGGCAAATGCAGCAAAACCAAAACGCTGCAAGCGCAATTAGCGCTGGAGCGTTTGGTGGAGATAGGCAAGGCATTGTTGAAGCGGAAACTAATCGTGCAGCCCTGGAACAAGCCGCAAAGACGGCAGCCGGATTGCGGCAGAGTGGTTTTGAGTCAGCAGCGAAACGACTTGAGGCCGATGCCAATCGCGCCTTGACCGCTGACCGTTTGAATCAGGCAAGCAACCTCGCAGCCGCTCGCAGCAATCAGGGAGCAAACTTAACAGCAGCTAGGAGCAACCTCGCAGCGGAGCAATCCAGGGCGGCTCAAAACGCCCAAAATGCATTACGAGCAAGATTGGCCAATCAATCAACGGATTTCCAAAGCCAATCTCAAAATGCTCAAAATGCCTTAAGGGCTGCGCTGGCAAATCAATCAACGAGATTCCAAACAGGCCGTGCCAACCAGGATGCCAGACTTCGGGCAGCGCTTGCCAATCAGAACGCCCTTAGTGACGCAGCGAGATTAAGGATGAATGCGGCGAACCAACTCGGTTCACTTGGCCAAGATTTACGAGGCACCACCTTTGCAGACATGAATGCAATCCTTGGTGTGGGTGATATGCAGCAACAACAGTCCCAAAGAATCCTCGATGATCTGTTTGCCAGGTTCCAAGACGAAAGAGACTTCCCTCTCAGAATGTTTGATGTGTTAAGAGGCGCGGCGGGAATATTGCCGAATCCGCTAGTGTCGAGATCAAGATCTAGAGGATTTAACGCAGGAATAATTTGATGAAAATACTTGATGCAATTATTGGTGGAATCGGAGATCGAATCGGACAGATCGGTGACAATTTTATGGACCCGATGGGCATGATTGATAACGCGATAAACAACAATGAAGTTTTGGCTTTGATGCAAGATCCAAAAAACTTTGAACAGTTTATGATGAATCAAATGAAAAATAAGGGAAGAGGGAAAAGTCGCAGCAATCAAATCCCTCAAATTGGCATGAATTTACAAATGCCAACCATGCAAGGTGGATTTATAAACCAAATGCCCAACTACCTCAACACAGATCAGTTAATCCTTGGGAGTTTATTAGGATGAGCGAAATGGATTTAACGCGCCAGGATGATCAAGCAGCTTTGAGAGAAATGTTTGATAGATTGTCTCCTGCGCAACAACAACAATTTATGCAAAGTTTTAATAATCAGGAAACCATTTTGCCTTATCAATTTAGAAGGCCAGAAAACTTTGGGCAAGCCATTGGGAATATTTTTGGTAATCTGAGAAATCAAATCGGCATTAAGTATGGAACTCGACCAGATCCCCAAGGAATTTTGGCGAACCAAAAATATTTGGCAAGCCAATTCGATTTAATGAGGAGTATGGATGCCACTCGCAAAGAGCAAAATTTTAGATCGGCAATGATAGAGCGCGGAGTCGATCCAAATATTGCAAACAATGCTTCTATTGAAATGTTGGGTGATATTTTAAAAGAACGACAATCTAAGCCTTTTTATGGGCCAGCCGGAAACATGTACACGCAAAATAAAATGACTGGCGAAATTACAAAAGTGACTGATCTGCCGAAAGAGATACAAGAGTATTATCTAAACGAAAATTTTTCGCAGCCAGGTCCAGAATTAAATCAGGATCAGGCTAATTTAATAAAAGGCAGGACAGGCACAAGCTTACCACCCGCAGGATTTTCGACTGATAGACAAGAGCCAGCAATTGGTCCTTTCGAATCTCAAAGAAGAAAAAAACTGGGAGATACATTAGCAGAAAAAAACCAAGCAACAGTTTTAAGTTTAGGTACTACTTATTCTGAAAATTCTTACGGTGCAGCAGAGCAATTAAAGCGCTTGTCTGATATGAAAACTTTGTTAGAGCAAGGCACTCGGACTGGTGGTGGCCAGGAGCTCATTACTGGATTGCAAAACCTTGGTTTCAATTTAGGACTAACAGACGCTGACCCCACGATGGAACAAGTGTTTAGCGGATTAGCCACTGGCTTTATTTTACCTCTTGCTAAAACACTCGGTGTTAATCCTACTGACAGAGACATGGAGCTCATTGGGACGGCAGCAGCAGACCTTTCTAAAACTCCAATCGGCAACATGATCATCATACAAACTAAAATGATTGAGCTAGAGAGAGCCAGGTTAATCCAGCGCGAGTGGTTAGACTACACAGAAAAAAATATGGAAAATTATAAATTTGATCCGACCACTTTTAAAAATGGCTGGGAAAGGAAACTTTTCCAAATACAACAAAGCCCAGAATTTAGAGGCGCTGATGTCTTACGTTTGAAAGCGCAAGCAGCCTCCGCTTTAAATATGCAACCCGACGTTAGCAAAGGGTTAAAAAGGTTTGAGAAAAAATAATGAGTAATGTAACGCGGGAAAAATTAGAAGAGTTTTATCAAGGCCTGGTGCAAATGCAACGAGAGGGTAGACTTTCTGAAGAGGGACAAATGCTCATCGATGCAATCAACAAGGGCAGTATAGCGCCAGCAGAATTAGGGACAATTTTGCAGGGCGCGACCTTTAGTGCAGGAGATGAATTTACCGGGGCTCTTAGAAACTTTTTGCCTAGCATTATGGGACCGCAAGACGCTGCAATCACTCAAGCCCTAAACGAACAATATGGGCCAGCGAATCAATTCTCTCAACAAGACATTGCCACGGAGCTCGAGCGTAGGCCGTTGCGACAATTTGCACAAGACAACCCGGTCAGTGCTTTAGGACTTGAAACGCTAGGCGGTTTTGCGACAGGTGGTCCAATGGGTGCTACTCGCTCTGTTGGTAAAAACTTAGCGTTAGCTGGTGGCTCAGGAGGACTATCTGGATTCATGGCTGGCGAAGGAGACGCAACTGATCGCCTCTCTTCTGGTGCGATTGGAACCGTTGCTGGGTTAACGACTCAAGGCGGCATTGATTTATTAAGTGGTCCATTTGCCCAGGCATACAAAGCTGTTTTTCAATCAGGCAATCGCCGCATGAAAAAAGACGGCAGGGAGCTCGCTAAGAAATACCTAATTGATGCAATAGAAAGTGAGGGTCTATCAGTCGAAGAAGCAATTCAAAGAGTTGCTGCGCTTGAGGGAAAAAATTATTCGCTTGCTGATTTGAACCAAAACACACAAGCATTGACTGATGCCATTAGCGTGTTACCTGGCCCCGGTAAAATTCAAGCAAACAATTTTCTTAATCAAAGGAGGTTAGGAAGGAGCGCTCGAATCGAAGGTTTTTTGCAGGAAGCATTTGGAAATGAAGCAAGTTTCTATAAAGACTTTCAGGCGGTCAAATCGGCCAGGGGTGCAGCGGCAGAAAAACTTTACGAAAGCGCAAATAAAAAACTCATTCCTTATGACAACGAATTGCAAATGATGATGCAAAACCCTGTCATGCAAGATGCATACAGAAAAGGAATGCGGATCGCTGCCATTAAGAATGAAACTGACGGCGTTAACTTTAGGCTCACGGACCAAGGTCAGATAATTAATGATAAAGGCGATCTGGTAAATGGGGTGCCGACTCAGTTTTTACATTATTTGAAAATGGGCATTGATGATGTGGCGTTTCCTAAAATGCCACAAGAGGGAATTGGTGCGACTGAAGTAATGGCCACAAGAGATTTTCGAAAAGGATTTCTTGATTGGTTAGACAATGCAAATCCGCTTTACAAAACAGCAAGAAATACTTATGCGGGTGATACAGCGGTTATGAACGCAATGGAAACTGGTCGAGACTTTCTCAGAACCAAAGACACCGATGAGCTCCTGGCTGCACTGAGACAAATGAATCCTTCAGAGCTCGAGGGCTTTCGACTTGGTGCTCTGAATGCGTACCAGGATCAACTCGACATCTCACCCGAGACTGCAAATATTGCGTTTAACTTATTTAAAACGCCGCGCAAAAAAGAACTGCTTCGATTGTCTTTTCCACCCAATGAAAAAGGGCAGAAAGATTTTGACATTTTTTACGACAACCTTTTGCGCGAATCACAAATGCACGTTACTGAACGAGCCGGGATGAACTCCGCAACGCAGCAAAGGCGAGAGCTCACAAGCATGATGCGAAACGATGTTGCGTTAAGCACAGACATTCCGCGCGATATGAATCAAATCATCTTCAACAATTTGCGCGAAAGATCAGCAGTTGGTCAGGACGTTGCTTTGATGGAAATGTCCAATGAACTTGCCAAGATGATGACCGAGGTCGATCCTGTCAGGCTAAAAAGAATCCAAGAAGAGCTATTAGGCGGTGGAGATTTGCTTACTGTAGTTAGGAGAAACGCCCCTGAGTTCATGGATAGGGTCTTGCCCTTCATTGGCCAGGGGCTTACTCGAGCTCCCCTAGTTGGCAATATAGTAGGTGGTAACGCTGCAACTGCTGACCCATTTGAAGCCAGGGGGTTAAACCAGCAACAGCAACAACTCTTAATGCCCTAAAACCAACGGCAAAAACAATTGGTATCCCTATTGGTATCCCTAAGAGCCCCCTAAAAACTAAACCTATTGATTTTACTGGGCTGTAGAGCATTGGTGGCGGAGGGGCAGGAACTCGAGAGGACGCAGATCGCCAACTCGGGCATAGAGAAAGAAATGCGGTCCTCGCGGCGTACATGAGGACCGACCTTTCCGACAGGCGCGTTAAATTAATTCAAGAGTATGAGGACTTTGCTTTTTCGGATGTTGCTTCCTTGAGCCATTGATCAACTTCGCTTTCGACAAAATAGTGGCGGCGTCCATAAGGCTTGCTTGGTTTTGGAAAACTCCCGCCGTCCTCCAACATTCGATAAATTGTGCGTGTGCTGATTCCGCATTTTTTTGCTGTTTCTTTTAACGACAACAAATTCATAACACTAAAACTCCTACTAAAACTATTATGGTCAACGCATAGCCATAAACGTTTGGCCATGCAATTCTCTCTCTCCAATCGCCAGGGTTGTCTCCCCAGCTTCGTCTCTTCAAAATTCGCATGTTCCTCCTTCGCATCCAGTTTGTTCCATGTATGCTTGCAGTTTTTGATCGTTCACTTCTCCGAGCTCTTTTTCTTTTTTGCCTTCGACTTCTTCTATTAAAAATTCGACGTAGTGCTTTATCTTTTTTAAATCTTCAATTCCATTTTTCTCGCGCCACCGAGAGATGTACTTCACAATATTTCCTTCGATATAACTTAATCCGTTGGCTTGAATATATTCTATGGGCTGAATCGCCATGCCTTTGTAATGATCGCCGCCAATTTGTTTGTCATAAGCGCTCATAATTTGCTCTTTCTGCTATTTCTTTTTTGTCTGCCTCGAGGGCGTAATCTTTATGCACCACACCGAGTTTTGAATCGCCTCGCGTATGCGCTTTGACCCAAGTTCTTCTTTTAAACTCGCCGTGCTCATTTCTTAATATACGCCAATGTCCTCGAACCTGATGCTGCCTTACGCCGTAATGCTCCTCTCGACCAGGGAGGGGATCGCGTATTTCGATGCCCTCTTTTGGCAAAGCAATCTTTGCACGATAGTAGTGATCTTGCGGCGCAATTCTTGGCGTTTTAGATTTTCTGCCAATTACGCCCATCACCTTCTCTGTTTTAGTCCAGGGATAATTCAGCACGTTCATTAAATAAATTACGAAACGTAATGCAGTGGGAATATATGATAAATATAAAATATTTAGTGACTTGTGATTTTCTCGAAATGCGAAACTAAAGTTGTCGTCGATACGCACGTTGTCACATAAATTGCGATAACTGTCATTTCCATAATAAATGTATCCCTTAGATTCATCCCAATGACGATACGTGCGTTCGCCATCATATGTGTTATCTTCATAAGTGAGTGTGCGGCCCTGTCGATCTATAAAAATTCCAGGCGGCATCAAAGTGAAACCGAATGCGTGTAATGACGTATATTGTTGAATTTCGTCGATTCGCTCATTGGTTTCAACATCAAAATTATGTGCGCGAAGTTCCCTAATATTTCGATCACTACGATCTGTCGGGATTACGATGACAGGCGCATGAAAATAATTTTCATGGAAAAATTTAAAGTTCAATGCGTTGACAGGATTCTCTCTACCCTCCATTTGCTGCTTACTTTCAGTAATTAAACAACCAAATGTTCTTGATTGTGCGTTAATCAAATTTTTCATTTCTGGGCCATAATCGTCGTAACTGCCAAACTCAAAACCGTGTTCGATAGTTTTTGAATCAAACTCAACCCATACTCGAGGAAACGGTAAACGAAAGTTATCAAAATAATTATAAAATTCGTTTGGTGTTTTTTCAGAAACATAATTATCCCAAACGAAATTCATAAGATCGTTCTCTACATCAAAACGCTTTGCAATGCGTAACTCTGTTCGTAAATTCTTACACCATTTTTTTCTATAGTTTTTTATGTTTTTTAGATGTACTTTTTTTCCCGTCAACGAATGTGTCATGGAAAATGGACCGTCGTTTTGTTGCACCATATATTCGTAATTTGGCAAGTTGTTGGGTTTATCGAGGGCTCGCATCACAAAATTATAAAGCTCTCCTACTTGTACTGGTTCCATTAAGAATCCTCTTTTTTGTTTTCTAAGATCGATACAATTTTTTCTAATAAAGCAGTCACCTCTCCGGCCCACTCAAGCGCCTCTCGAGCATCATCGTCGTCAATCTCGATTGTAATTTTCGTCATCCCGCGAGTCTCCCATCAAATGTTTGTTTAATCTCATCGACGGTTTCGTTGCCGATGATCCTTACGTCGTTTACCAAACTGATCTCAATAGAGGAATATCCTGGCTCGCCGTTAAAAAATTCTTTTCCGTTCTGAGTGTTTTTGTACTTAACGCTCTCGCCGTCCATCTCTATAAACTCCGCCCAGTTTTCAATTAAGTGCGGAATAAAGCGGTGCTGATCACACCCTTGCTTTTGCAATTGGCGCGTGAGCTCCAAGTTTTTCTTTTCACATAGCCAGCGGCCATCTTCTTTCTCTGGCGTTGCATGAACACAAGTCCGGCAGTTAGCCTGGGGCGTTTGCTCGTAGTGACAGAGCTCTCTATAGTCGCAGAAGCGGCATTTGAAAAACGTAGGATCTTCGCTCAACTTCGTTGGCGGAGACTCGGCAGCCACAATCGCTTCGGCCTTTGCCTCGATCCTAGCTCCTTCGTCTGGGTCATATACAACTCGCTCAAAATAAAGGGCGTCGTCGTTTTTGTTTACAACAATGTAAGCCGCAAACTTAAGGCCAGATAGATGCATATAAATTTGCATCTGCGCGTAGTGGACTGGCTTTGCTTCTTTCACCCCTGCTTTCTGCACCTTTTTAAATTCTTTGTCGCTCGAAGTTTTGAATTCGGCTAGGTGCCAATCAGGATGATCTGGCAAATTTTTTAATGCGCCGTCCAGATGTCCGCCCCCATGCCCCCAGGCAAAACTCACTGCGAATTGCTCACCAGTTTTTTCATCAACCTCGTAACAATCAACGCCAGCGTCGGTCAGATATTTTATTAATGCGGGTTCCTCGCGATGGCCTCTATCGAAAAGGCGCAAGATGCGAGGACCAAAGACAATTAGCATCGCCCAACGAAATGAGTACCAGAGTTTCCGCTCGCACTCTTCGCCGATCTGACTTCCGCCGAGGTAGTGCCTCCCGACCGATGGCGGATTGTTTTCCGCCACGGCCAGGTCGATTGCTTCGATGAGCTCTAGCTCTGCCAAGGGGCTTTTTCCTCGCCGCCAAGGTTAGGCACTGGATCATCGAAGTTGTTTTGGTTGGCTGCCTTCGTGGGTGCTTGAGGAGCCGGGGCTGCTTTAGGGAGCGGTTTGTATTTCTTGACCGCTACTCGTTCCGTGCCTTCTTTGTCTACGTCAATTTTAGTTTCAACGATAAGCTCATTATTCAAGATGTCCTCTTCGTTTTCTGCCGTGCCGGAAAGGCCAATTGCCCTGCACAATCGAGAAAGCTCCTCAACCGCAATTTTCTCAGCAACAGGATTACTATGCTTAATGTTATAAAAAACACTGAAGTCCTTACCATCCTGTGGGCCGCCTTTCACCTCGAAACCAAGTCGCAACCATCTCCCGGTTCCTTGGTTGTTGTCTCTTTGATCGCTATCAAAAATCACTACATGGTAATTCCCTGGCGGGATTGGTGTGTTGTCGTAAGAGCCCTGATCTTGATCTTCAGACTCGTTCTGGATTGAAAAATTTAGATTACCCATTTACTGCTTGCTCCTTCTTTTCTGGATTGGTTGATTCTTTTAATGCAGCCATGAATGCGCTCCATCTTAGCGGTATCTCACCTTGCAAGTTGTAACGATTCTTGGCCGTGTAATGTGGGCTACCAGTGGTTACCAGGACGCGCTCCCCAGTGTCGATGCCTTTGTTGCGAGTTTGGCCGAAGCCCTTATCTTCTTTGCGCAATGTAATTTTGTGCTTTGCGAAAAAAACACAGTCCACGGTTTCGGCAACAACGCTTGAGCTCTTCTGATGCAGTTTGAGATCGTGCTTGTCTAATTGGCCGTACTCGGCATCGTCGATTTTCTTTTGCTGGTTATGCGCAATCAAAACGATTGCCATCTTCTTCGTTTTCCTAAGTGTCTCAAGCTTTTTCAAGAAGACTCGCCATTCCTGCGCGGCAGCATTGTAACCATGCGAATAGCCAGCCTTATCGATGTTGGCCCAGCCGTTTTTGTGGCACAGGTCTGCCCAGATCAAAGGCTCGAGGTGGTCAATTGAATCAACGACCAATGTGCCGTATTTGTGGTCGTTGTTTAGAAGACTGTCTACGGCCTCGAGGACTTCCTCGTAACTCGTCGCAATGCCTTCGCTTCCAAAATGGAATGTGTCGATTTCAAGCATCCCATGCCCTGCTTCGGTCTGAATGAAAATGGGGGAGGGTGCTTGACTAGCGAAGGTAGTCTTACCAACCCCGCTGGTGCCGTGGATGCAAATCATTGGTGGGCTATCAAGCCCCTTGGTTTTTTTAATCGCCGATAAATCTATAGCCATACGTTTTCCTTTTGTTTTTTAAAAAACTGGCGGGAGGCATGAATTTTCTGAGCTCTCTCCCGCCAGCCGTGGTGCCAGGGGATTTAGAGCTCAGATATTTGTTCGATTTTTATATTGGGTTTTTGAGGTTCACTGACGATGCAACGCGAAAGAATCTTATAAGTTTCAGGCTCATTGTTTTGTAAATATCGCAGTCGCTTGATGTCCAGCACTTCGCTAATTTTCAGCGGCAACATATCAACTGGAATTTGATCACGAACTTCGTTTAAGGCTTTGCCGTCAAAGCTGCGTTTGATTTGTTTTTTTACTACAATCTTTTTGTTGTGGCGCGTGGTTGTGGTGGCCTGGCCTTCGACTTTTTGTTCCAGCAAAGGCAGCATTCGTTGCTCGACCTCTAAGCGCTTTTTCCTTGCAGCTTCCTCACAAGCCTTTTGCATTAGCCAAATTTCTGCCAGCTGATCCAGGTCGGGCTCGTTGTGATTGACGATTTCTAGATGTGACATAGGTTGCCTCTCGTTGACTGTTTAAGTCAAAGATATAGCAGTTTTTTAAAAGTGGCAACTAATTTAGAAAAGTTTTACGCCATACTCTTGAAATCAATTTCTCTTTAACGTAAAAATTGACCTCTAATTGTGAACGGTTTGTTACAAATGCTGCCAGAAAATGTGTGGAGTCCAATAAAAAATTATGGCATCACGGCACTTGCAAACGACCTAAATATTTCTCGCCACGCCATTTACCAATGGAACATTCGCGGAAGAATTCCACCTACCCACGTTAAGAATCTGATGCAGCTTTTAGACCTTGAGCTTGATCAAATCGCGGAGGCAATTTGGCTTGATGGTTAGTGCCCGTGACGAAGCGCAACGATTAATTGAGGAAGGGCTAACAGTCATCCCCGCACACCCTGTTCGCAAACATCCTCTTGTCCCTTGGGCTCAGTGGCAAACAGAAGACCCGCCTGCTCATTTAGTTGAGCGATGGCTCGGTAGAGAATTCGAGGGCGCAAACTACGCGATCGTGTGCGGCAAACAATTAGTGGTAATTGATGCCGATAGTCAGGAGGCAGAAGTTTGGATAAAAGAGAATCTGCCATTTACGCCGCGCACGGTTAAAACTTCGCGGGGCCGACATTTTTATTTTCAGGCAAGCCCTAATTTAGAAATCAGAAACAGCACCAATGCCAATGCCAAGATCGATGTGAGGGGAAAGGGCGGCATCGTCATTGCTCCAGGCTCAGTGCATGAGAGCGGTGCGGTGTATACCGAGGAAGTGGTCGAGGGGTTCGACGGAGACTGGCGAGAGTTGCCGCCTGTGTTCCAGGCAGACGTTTTGCGCATCGAAGACTACAACAAGGGAGGGTTTCTTCTTGATCCTTCAAAACTTGGTGTGGAGGAGGGCAACAGAAATGCAGAGGCTTGCCGCAAGGCTGGCGTCTTAGTAAATCGAGGTTACACGCAATCGGAAATTATTGACGATCTCTTGCAGTGGAACGAACACAATCAACCACCGTTACACCGCAGCGAAGTCATTCGCACGGTCCAGGGCATTGTCCAAGCTTGGAACAGAGAACAAGAAGAAAAAGCTAAAGAGTTAGAAGAGGTGCAGGAAGAGCTCTCGCACCGATTACAACCTAAGCCGTTTGCAATCACAGATTTTGCAGCCATTCCTAAAAGAGAATGGGTCTATGGTCGGCATTACATTCGCAAATTTTTGAGCGTGACGGTGGCTGGTGGTGGAACGGGCAAGACTGCCCTCACGATGGCCGAGGCGGTAGCAATGGCCACTGGCAGAAATTTGTTAGGCATAGAAACAGAAAAGCGCAGGGTGTGGGTGTGGAATTTAGAAGACCCGCTCGAGGAGCTCCATCGCAGACTCGCAGCGATCATGCTGCATTACGGAATCGACCCAGAGGAATACGAAGAGTCTCTTTTTGTAAACAGTGGCCGCGATGATCGGCTAATGGTCACGCAAAAAATTGGTGATCAAATTGTGCCGACACCAGTTGTTGATTTGTTAGTTGAGTTCATTACCCGCTGCCAAATTGATGTGGTGATTATCGATCCTTTTGTTGCGACCCACGACATAAATGAAAATGACAACATGGCCATGAATGCAGTCGTTACGCAATGGGCTGTTGTTGCTGACCGGGCAAATTGCGCGATCGAGATCGTGCATCACACTAGGAAAGCGCAAGCGATGAGGTCGAGCGTCAGTTATGACGACGCCAGAGGTGCAAGCGCTCTTACCGATAAAGCTCGCCATGTTCGTCGTTTAGTGAAGATGACGCCTGATGAAGCGAGGCTTGCTGGAATAGATGAGAGCACGGCATGGCGTTACACGAGAGAAGCAGACAGCAAAGACAACCTCGCACCACCCACAACGGACAACTCCTGGCGGGAGATGCGGTCAATTGATTTGCCCAACGGCGATAACGTCGGCGTGGTTGAGGCGTGGTCTTGGCCAGATGCGTTTAGCGATATCACTGTGCAGGATCTCGAGGCAGTCAAAGGGCGGATGAAGGAGGGCGATTGGCGATTGGATGTAAGGAGCAAGCACTGGTTTGGCAATGCCGTGGCCGAGGTGCTGGAACTCGATGTTTTAGAGGCGAGCGTTAAAAGCAAGATCAAGCAATTGATGGAGGTATGGATCGACAACGGCCAGTTCGAAATTTTTGAGATGGTGGATGCAAAAGCACGGCGGAGTTTTTCATACGTGAGGCCGCTTTGGCCAAGCGAAGAGCTAGCGCCGTTTTGAGAAAAGAATCGCCCACTGCCTAAAAATAAAAGTTCGACCAGGATGCGACGGTGGGCGGTTTTTTGTAAAGGAGAGATTATGAGTTTGGATGTGCAGCATTTACATAAGCAATTAGATGCGATTGCGGTTTTAAAGGACGTAAGTGCAAGAGGCTTTGATCGGAAGCTGCGAAAATTAATCGTGAAAAATTTCAAAGTGTGGCACGGCTTAGAAAAAGAACAAACAGAAAACGTGATTGATAAGTGGCACCACTTAAAACTAATGGAGGAGGAGCGGTGAGTATTTTAACGAGTTTAATCCAGCCAGTGGCAAACATTGCTGGGTCCATAATTAAGAATCGAGGCGAGTTAGCCCAAGCGAAGCACTCGCAAAAGATGAAGGTATTAGAGAGCACCAGTGATTGGGAAAGCAAGATGGCCGATGCTACGACCAACAGTTATAAGGATGAGTTTTGGTGCTTAATCCTGGCCTCGCCATTGATCGCTATCTTTTACGGCGTGTTTGTTGATAACCCGGAGATCATTGAGAGAGTGCGGCATGGCTTTGATGTGCTGAACGAGCTTGATGAGTGGTACACCTATCTCTTGTTCCTGGCCATTAGCGCGTCCTTTGGGCTGCGCAGCGCTGACAAGATATTCGCACTGAGGAGGAAGAAATAAATTGTGGATTCTCCCGAAGAACTACCCACTGTCCTTAGCCTTTGCACCGGCTATGGTGGAATCGAAAGAGGATTTGAGCTTGCCGGATTTGAACATCGAGTCGTCGCTCATGTGGAAATCGAAGCCTTCGCCATTGCGAACCTGGTTGCAAAGATGGAAGCGGGTCAGTTGGATGCCGCACCTATATGGTCGAATCTTAAAACCCTGCCAGTGGACTGCTTTCGAGACAGAGTTGATGTCCTCACTGGCGGCTATCCTTGTCAGCCATTTTCCGCAGCAGGGAAAAGAAAAGGCAAAGACGACCCCCGACACCTCTGGCCGTACATCTACGACATTATTCGAGCAGTTAGACCTGTTCAGTGTTTCTTCGAAAACGTCGAAGGACACATCTCTCTCGGACTTCGAGAAGTTATCGAAGACCTGGAAGGACTTAATTACAAAACGACGTTTGGAATTTTCAGCGCGAGTGAAGTTGGCGCACCGCACCAAAGGAAACGAGTCTTCATCTTGGCTAACCGTATCAGTGGAGGATGCGGGACGAAAGGGGAGTGCGGAAGCGTGGCAGAAGTACAAGGAAAAAGGTCGGACGACTCAAGCGAGGCTACGGAACCAAGTACACGAGGAACCCAAGAATTGGCCAACCCCGACTCTTCACGGCAACTACAATCGCAAGGGAGTGAGTCAGAACAGTGGGGATGGACTGGAAACAGCGGTCAAGAAGGATCTATGGCCAACCCCAACAGCGATGACGGGGGGGACAGGAGTCGCACCCTCCCACGAGAACGGTGGCCATGGATGGAACATAGGGGCAGCGGTGAAAGACAGCTTGTCGGACAAACCGAAGAGACAATGGCCAACACCAAGAGCAAGCGGAGCAATGACCGACAGCACGGAGAGCGTGGAAAAACGACTCAAAAAAGTAGGTTACGAGGCAAAGCTAGAGCAAGCGGTGAGGAAGTGGCCAACACCATCAACGAGAGATCACAAGGGAGGTTACAAGGGAGGCAGGATTCGCAATGGGAAGGTGAGCATGGACACACTGGACGTAGCAGTTCAGCACACCAACAACAAGGATCAGAGATCTGCGACGTTGAACTCAACTTGGGTCGAGGGTTTGATGGGGTTGCCTCTTGGCTGGACGGATCTTGGGAACTGGGAATTCCAAGGGTGACAAGTGATCAAAAAAACCGCGTAGACCGACTTAGACTCTTGGGTAACGGAGTAGTGCCACAAACAGCAGCTAAAGCATGGATCGTGCTAAACGAACAGATAGAGGAGGAAGAATGAGCCCAGACATAGAACTAGATATAGATGGTGATGGAAAAATTACACAAGAAGAAGCACAACTGGCTAGCAAGCTTGAGAAAGACTCGACCATGTTGTCGCAGTCCTGGCTGGCGATCACTGCGATGTGCGTTTATCCGTTCCTCGCATTGCTACCCATCGATGCTGATCGGCTGCAAACAATCGGGTCAATCAGCGATCTATTTTACATCTCAATGGCTGGGGTAATTGCTGCTGCATATGGCAGCCAAGTGGTGCTCAAACGGAACGGAAATAAATGATTGAGATTGTTTTTGTAGCCGGGTTTTTAGCTGGTTATTTACTCGGAAAAAGTGCGTAAGTGCGTAAGTGCGTAAGTTGCGAACCTACGCAGATTATACAACCTACGCACTCGCAAAGCCTTATGTACCAAGGGTTTGCAGAAGTGCGTAAGTTCGTGGGTGCGTAGGTTTGTTTTATGAACTTACGCAAGGAAAAATTGCAATGGAATCAATGGGTTAAGAGGTGTGCGTAAGTGCGTAAGTTGCTCTATATATATATATATTGCGCAACCTACGCAGTTGCGCAAATTATGAGTAAGTTAGAGGAGAAGTTTGCTGCACAATTGGATGAAGCTGGCATCCGATATGTGCGGGAGAAAATGTTGATACCTGGTCGAAGGTTTCGGTTTGATTTCCTCTTTCCTCGGCATTGGTTGGTTGCCGAGATCGAGGGAGGAACCTGGTCGGGTGGAAGGCATACGACTGGTGCTGGTTTTCACAAGGACTGCGAAAAATATAATTTAGCATTAGAGCACGGTTATCGGGTGCTTAGGTTCACTGGCACAATGGTGTCTAATCGTACTGCGCTGGACCAAGTGGCTAGAGTGGTGCGTGGGAAACCTCGTAAGAGCAAATCTGAGGCGCAAGGAGAGCTTTTATGATCTGTACCCAATGTTCTGGTCAAACTTTTGTTGTGGACACTCAGAAGGACTCTCAGAGCGTTATACGTAGAAGAGAGTGTAAAGAATGTGGATGCAGATTTAACACACGCGAAAGTTACTTTACGCGGCCAGTTCGCGAGCGTAAATTGCCAGTGGTGTTGGAGGCGAAACCTAAGCCTCTTACGAGGCGAGCAAATGATTGGGAGCGTGATGCACTGGTTGTTCCGAAAGGCGGTTACAACGAGTTTGATGAGCTCGAGAGCGATATTTTACGAGAGATAGGAGTTGATGAAAGTGAGTGGTCAAAAGATTACTAAGCAGTTGTATGCTCGGTTAGATTTGAGCGAGCAGGACATTTTTGAGGATTTGGCAACCGGGCTGCCAGTGACCGAGGCGATTAGGAAATATCAGGTTTCTAAGCGTATATGGTATGGCTGGCTAGATCGTAAACCTGGACGCAGAGACGAGTACAAACGCGCTCAAAGGCATTTTGCAGAGACTCTGGCCGATGAGACCATTAAGATCGCAGACTCTTGCATCGACACTGCGGACGCGCAGATAGCAAAGGTAAGGATTGATGCGAGACGTTGGGTTGCTGGCAAGGTAGACCCAGAGCGATACGGTGAGAAGCAAGGACCAGCTGTGCAGATCAATTTACAATCGGAACATCTACAAGCATTGAAGGATATAAACAACAGTGAAGATGCTCTTCCTTCTGGTCGTGGTGATTGAGGGCTCCGACGCGGAGAGTGATCCGCGAATGTTGTTTGAGAGCGCCTTCGATTGTAACCGATACGCCCTCTACACAGAGAGGCAAGCGACCTCCAAAGACCGTATGAACACTGGCCCTCAACAGAATATTACAGCCTACTGCAAACCAGTGGTTCGACCGAAGAATACACTGGCGATAGAGGATAGCCGCTCTCTCACGCAGTAAGAGAGGCAGGGAGGGCAAATGCGCGGGGAAGAAACGGAAAAAGATCAACAAAAACAAGGGCTTACGAGTGTATGCTTGTAGGAAGGCTGTATGATTGTTTAAATAGACAGACAACATACCTAATAAAATCAATGACTTACCAACATTGACCCCCCTTCTGACTATACCGGGGCGGGGGTGGAGGGGCTAGCCCCTCACTCACCAGATTTTTCGTTCAAAACCCAAGGCTGCGAGAGCCAAACCTGGTTTTCCAGCATTGCCAACTCTTCTCGAGGAATTTTTTTATCGACTCTGTCGCTTTGTTTCGCTAATTTTTTTTTCAACGCAGCAATTTTCTGTCGCATCGCATAGACTTGAAACAATCTTTTAATCATTGAACCATGCCCCCCTATTTCCAATGCTATCTGGCCTTGCAAACCCGCTATTCACAAGCGCCTCGCACAAATTAATTTTGCAATCTTGAATCCAAACGAAAGGCACACCCGACACCAGGCCGTTTGCAAATGAATGCGAGTAAATCTCTATCTCTTCGCCTCGAACGATATTGAGTAATCCTTCTATTGCTTTCTTAGCCGCTTCTTTCTCTCTTAGGTCGCAACTATCAAGTCTTGGCCAAATTAACCCAAAAAACTCCACTCTTGCTTTTAGAAACATATTGAACCCGAGGTCAATCACGCCCTCGAGGGTGCCTGGATCAATGACCCGCGAGAGTTCAAATCCGTAGTAATGTTTAGTCATAAAAAAGCCCCGCCGAAGCGAGGCTCTCTCTTAGTCGGCCAAAAAAACGCCCAAATTCTTGGAATAACCAAGCAAGGGGAGGGCGGAACAAAAAACCGACAAAGCCAACCATCAATACATTTTTCTTTTTTTCTTTCCTTTCATTGGTTTTTTCTTCATTGGCGGCCTACCGCGCTTGTTTCCGTACGTGCCTTTGCCTTGAGGCATTATATTTTCTCCTTTTTATCTTTTTTTGGATTTTGTTGTTTTCTTTGCTTTTGGTTTTTTGGCAGTTTTAGCAGCTGCTTTAAACTGGGCTGCCGTTGGTGCTCCCTTGGTGCCGGGTTTTCTCATTTTTTCGCCCGATCCTGCTTTAATTCTGCGTCTTTTAGCTGCAATGTTTGCGTAAAGACCTCTTTTTGCTGGCATTTATTTTTTCCTCCTAGCTTTTTTTTTGGCAGTCTCCGACAGCTGCCCGAAATGAAATAATCTCACTGACGTTTTGCCGTGTGTTTTTCCTGAATGCAGCTGGCCATTTGGCATCTTGTGCATATTTCCCTCAAATACAGTTCCGTCTCGTTTGTAATGCTTTACGCCTTTTGCCATTTATTTTCTCCGCGATTTTGTCCCGGCACACTTCCAGCGCTTCCTAGATAGCCGCAGGGGAGAGTTTGGGTTTTTGGCAGCTTTTGGGCTGCGTTTCATTTGCCCAGCGCTCCTAGCGCAATAGGCATCGCCTTTTTTGGTGCCAGCCCGAACTCGAGGTCCGCCGTCCTTAGCGCGTCCAGCTTGCCCGTAGCTCACTTTTTTGCCGGAGCTCGTAACCTTGACCCTGGCCTTACCCTTGCGAGGCGTGGCCATTACTTAGGCGGATAGCCGGGCTTGCTGCCTGATACCGTGATCCCGCCAACCATGGCAGCATTTTTATTTTCTTTTGTGCCTTTGCCGGATGTTTTTTGTGATTTTTGGCCTTTTTTGTCCATTGATTGGCTCCTCATTGTTTAAGTGCTCATTTTTTAAAAAAAAATCGAATAATTCAATAAAAGTGTTAACAATCTGTTTACACTTTATACAAAAAAACTGTATACTTGTCGGATATTCACAAGCAGACAAAAAAAGGAGAAACAAAATGGCTTATATTTCACAGGAAGAAAAGAAAGAACTCACTCCGGCTATTAAAGCGGTCCTCAACAAATATGGTGTTAAAGGCACTATCTCAATCAATCACTATTCCACGTTAGTGGTTAAGCTCAAGTCCGGCGACCTCGATCTAGATGCATTGCACCAGGGACAGTCGCTGTACGCCGGCGAAACTCTTTCGTTCACTCATGGCCCCAAGGGAAACGTGTGGCTCGGTGAGGCTGGGACTTTTCTCTCTGAGCTCAACGACGCGATGAAAGGCCCTAAGTGGTTCGATCACAGCGACAGTATGACCGACTATTTCCACCTGGCTCACTACACCGACATTAAGTTCGGTGATTATAAAAAGCCCTACGTTTACACGGGAGCGGCCGCATGAGCGAAGAAATGATAACGGTAAGAGTCGAGTTTTCAATCCCAAAATGGGCAGTGGATCAACACTGGCCCGACCAATCCATTGCTAACCAGAAACGCAAGGCGCGAGCATTTGTTATCGACCAGGCTATAGAGCCACAAATTGCCAGCTTAACCGAGGAGGCAGAAAGACGAGTGTCCGCTGAAAAAGCGACCGCACGGTATGAAGCAACAGTCTCGACTGTTTTCGAAAGGATAGAAGGATTGAGGAAGGCTTTTAAAGCCGAACAAAAAGCGCCCAACAGAATTCAAATCGGCTTATAAATACATCAAGGGGATCATTATGACAATCTACGGTTACATAAGAGTCAGCACCGAAGACCAGATCGACAACACCTCTTTGGAAACTCAAAAATCTATGATAGAGGGCGTTGCGAAAGCTAATCAGTTGCCGGACAACAAAATCGTCTGGCTCGAGGACGGCGGCATATCTGGCGTGAAGCCTTTTATGGAGCGACCAGCCGTTGCGCCTAAAGTGTTTCGCAACAGCGATGTGATTATCGTCTCTGCTTTAGATCGTTTCTCTAGGGATATGCGCGATTGCTTAAACGCCGTGCATGAGCTCAAGGAGAGAAGAGTTAAGCTAATTATCAATGGCCACGGCGACGTCACGGATGACAGCAATCTTTACTCTCGCTTTATGTTCGAGATCCTCGGAGTCTTTGCAGGTCACGAAAGGCGAACCATTCGCATGCGAATGGCCAACGGCAAAAAAGCCAAGTCGAAGAAGGGCGGTTACATTGGCGGCAAAGTGCCCTGGGCCATGAAAGTTGAGGGCGAAGGCCAAGATGCAAAGTTAGTCCCATTATTTCCGCGCAGAGATGAGGCCGTGTGGCGCATGAAATCCATGGTTAAGAAGGGCGGTCCTGGCAGTTCTTTGCGGGCAGTAGCTGATCGCATTTCGAAAGAGTATAGTTACAAAATTAATCACAACACCGTGAAGGCCATTGTCGAACGCAGCTAACCCTTTCAAAGATTTTCTCAAGCGCTACCGGCATGATCCGGTGGCGTTCGTGCGTCAGGTGCTTAAGACTGAGCCCGACGCCTGGCAGTCCGATCTTTTAAACGCCATCCAATCTGGCGAGCGTAAAATCTCAATTCGCTCGGGTCATGGGGTCGGAAAAAGTACGACGGCATCCTGGGCAATGCTCTGGTTTTTGATCACCCGCTACCCGGTCAAGATCGTAGTGACGGCACCAACGAGTGCTCAGTTGTTCGATGCATTGTTTGCAGAGCTCAAGCGCTGGATCAACGAGCTCCCAGCACCACTCAAAGAGATTTTAGACGTTAAGAGCGACCGTGTGAGCCACAAAGCAGCGCCCTCTGAGGCATTCATTAGCTGCCGAACAAGTCGCGCAGAAACGCCCGAGGCGCTTCAGGGCGTCCACTCAGAGAACGTGCTATTGATTTGCGATGAGGCGTCCGCGATTCCAGAGGCCGTTTTTGAGGCCGCAGCTGGATCGATGTCTGGCGAGAACGCTTGTACGATCTTGCTGGGCAATCCAACCCGAAGCTCAGGTTTTTTCTTTGATACGCATCATCGCCAGGCAAATGATTGGTGGACCCGAAAAGTGAGTTGCGCAGACAGTCCGAGAGTGTCTGACGATTACATACAAGAAATGGCCAGAAGATACGGTGAAGAGAGCAACGCATTTAGAGTGCGGGTGCTTGGCGAGTTTCCGGCGAGAGACGACGACACCGCAATTCCCCTCGAGCTCGTAGAAGCTGCGCAAAACAGAGAAGTTGAAATCTTAGAAGACGAGCCTATAATTTGGGGGCTGGACGTTGCGCGTTTTGGTAGTGCTAAGAGCGTGTTGTGTAAGCGCCAGGGCCGGAAGATTCTCGCGCTGACGTCGTGGAAAAATTTAGACCTAATGAGGCTGGCAGGGGCAGTGGTTGCAGAATATGAGAGTCTGCATCCCAGGCTGCAACCCCAGCGAATTTGCATCGATTCCATTGGCGTAGGTGGCGGAGTGTGTGACCGCTTGAGGGAGCTTGGGCTGCCCGCTATTGGCATCAACACCGCCGAGGCTCCTGCACTAAGGGCCACTTACTTAAACCTTAGAGCGGAGCTCTGGTTCAAGCTAAAAGCCTACCTGGAAGCGAGAGATTGTTCGATCCCGAAAGACGATGATTTACTCGCTGAGTTGGTCTCAGTTAAGTATAAATTCACTAGCTCGGGCAAGTTGCAAATTGAAAGTAAGGATGAGATGAAAAGACGCGGACTCAATTCGCCAGACCATGGTGATGCGGTGTGCCTCACCTTCGCCGTAGAGGGCGCAACCGTGATGCACGGCGGATCACTCACAAGCGATTGGAACCAACCCTTGAGGCGCAACCTCTCCATCGTTTGATAAAATAATAGACTACCTTTAACCCCATATATGGTGGTCTTACATGGCAATGACTGAAAACCCCAAGCCTTATAAGCGCGGTCCAGCAGGACTTCGAGATGCAGCCGTGGACGTCGCAATCATACTTAACGCAAGCGGCATGAAGAAAAAGCGCAAGGCAAAAAAGAAAAAGTAATCGATGGCAATCCCTTTACTTACTCGACTAGCTCGCGCAAAAAAATCGGGTTTTGATGAAAATGTTTATCATGGAACAAGATCAGATTTTGATGAGTTCAAGCGTGGAGATTTTGGTTTCCATGTTGGAACTCCTGAGCAAGCATCAGATCGAGCATTACGAAAAGGGATATTAGGTGGCAAGACCGATGTAACGGGCGCACAAATAATGCCCTTAAAAGCAAACTTGGGAAAAAGTTTGCAAACTGGCGATGCCACTGATTGGAATGATCCTTCTAATGTTGCTGAATCTCTTTTTTATTCCGATATTGGAAAAAAATACGGCGAAGAGTTGTTATCTTTGCAAGACGAAATACAAATAAAAAAAGGCGGAGCCCCTTCGCTTGGTTTTTCAGAAAACAAAAAATATCTAAATCAACTTCGCGACCTCGTAAAGTCCGAGGGTTATGATTCGATAACTTACAAAAATATTTTTGAGGGAGACGGTAATAGCAATAGTCATATTCTTTTTAATTCTAATCAGTTGCGATCTATCAACGCAGAATTTGACCCAGCTAAAACAGAAAGCAGAAACCTTCTAGCCAGCGCAGCGCCTGTTGCTACTGGCCTTTTAGGAGCCGCTGCCTTGCAGCCAGAAGATGCCGAAGCTGGTTTACTGAACCAGGCTTCAAAAGCGTTACGCGAATCAATCGACATTGCAAAACGAACAGAAGCGGACGAACTTGGCATTGGTCGAGGCCAACGCAACGTAGCCAATCGAGTCGCTCTCAGCGCAAACGAAAAAGAAAAAATTCGGTCTAGCATTAAAGGCAAAAAAATTAAAGAAATTGATGCGTTCAATTTAGCGAGAGATTTTAAAAAAAGACATCCGAAAAGCGATTGGGCTCAACCAGAAATAACAGGAATACAACAAAACGATAAAGGCGAGTTAAAACTTTTAACTAAAAACATTCCTTATGGTTTTAACAAAAATAAACAGGGCAAATTTATCACGCCAGGTTCGCCAGCTTTCAATAAAATTAGCGATAATCTTGCAAATGAAATAATTGAAATAGAGCGACTTAGCCGAGCGGGTGACCCTGCTGCAACTCGGATAATGAATAACGCTGGGTGGTATAAAAACGTCGAGTCAAGAATGCGGAGCGAATACGGCAGCTTCAGTCAAATGATGGGAGACATTCTTGGCGCTACCAGCCCAAACACCCCGGTCGCTACTAATTTTAAATTTTCTCAAGATATTTTGCAGAGAGCCACGCGAGGCGATTTTGATGAGTTAATGAATGGTTTTGCTGATGCGCTTGATCGTCGTTATGCATTGCAAGATGAAGCGGCTGCGTATTTAGAGAATCAAAAGGCGGCTGGACGAACAAAAAAAGCAGCTGAGTTAGATCCATATTATTTGCAACTAGAAGATCAGGCAAAAAACATAAGCAAGAATTTGCAAGCGAATGCCAACACCATAAAACAAATTGAGCGAGATCCAGAAACTGGCGAGCTAAAAAACTACGGTATTAATTCTTATAACGCAATGATTGCGCTTGCTGACCGTTGGCGAGTGCTGAGACCTGGAGGAGCTCCTAAAGCAAAAAACTTCAGCGGCAACCTTACAGGACGATCTGAACAAGCAACGATAGATGTTTGGTCTGCGCGTAACTTGCGAAAACACGCAGGACAAAAACCCATTCCATCGATGGCAGAAAATGGCGTAACTGGAAACATTGTAGACACAGAAAATTTTAGAAATAGTCTTGAGTTTGGCTTTGGCCAAGATGTCATTGCTGATGCAACAGCAAAGATTAATGCAGCAACTGGCTTGGGACTAGATCCTCGAGATGTACAGGCTTTGCAGTGGTTTGCTGAAAAAGACCTCTGGACTAAAAAAGGATGGACCAGCACTCAGGGAGAGGGCGGGTCATTCGAGACAATGATGGATGCTGATCCTGTTGAATCTTTGTTTTTAGGTTTAAGTCGAGAGCAAAGCCAAAGATTCCAGGGTAATGATTTTATTCCTACTCCAGCAGAGAGCGAGCGCACGGCAAAAGAAATTCTCGCAGCGGGTGCAACTGACCCAGATATTAGAGCTACAAAAGGATTGCCAACTCGCAGCGCTTTTATGGGTGATCAAGAGACAGGAATGGATATCGACATCGTTAGCAAGCAAGATATGCTGCCAGTTGATGTGCTAGACGCTGCTACAAAACAGGCGGTTGCAGATAAGCAAAATAGTTTTTTCATTGCGCGAAGAGAAGATAGGTTAGGCAAGAGAAACCCTGGGCTTTTCAATGTTGGCACAGAAATTTATTTCAAAGATCCTGTTCAAGCTGGCTCTCCTTTAATTAAAGATATCGAAAATCGATTGCTAGAAAACGATCTTCTTGGCTACACAATGGTGGTCGATCCTAGAGATGCAAACAGCGTTGTCGGAATGCGTATTTTAGATATTCCACAATTTGCAAATCCTGAGCGTTTTGCTACAATTTCACCCCAAGACTACGATAGGTATGTTCGTGAACAATTCCAAAATTTCGACCGAATTGGAAACGCCCTTAGATCTGAATTCCCGCAGATTGCCAACGCAAACCCTTCGTACTTTGACGTCAACGTCAAGTCCAAGCGAGCGTCTGAAAAATACCTTAAACAACTTGAGAACGATGAAGTCGATCTTGATGCACAACGACAAGATTTTTACGGCTTCAAACCAGCAAGAGAGCGTTTCGAAGAGTTCTATCGCGAGGCTGGAATGGGAGATCAGGGAAGCGGAACAAGCCCTGGCCCAGGTCAGCAAGGAGCAATCGACCCGCGACTAGCCCTTGGCATTGCTGGCGGGGCAGGAACAACTGCTTTAGCTGCACCGCAATTTTTCCAATCTGATACACCAGATGGTGGCATGGGGGTTACAGTGCCGCCACCACCGAGTGAGCCTGCGCCATATACCGGGTTGCTCAATGTCCAGCGTCAACTTGCAACCGAACCAAATACTCAAGAAAAATTCCAAGGCATTCTCGATGCAGCCGCTAACGCTGGCCAGGCGTTGATTGCGCCAATTAGCGAAGCGCCTTTCACATTGATGGAAGCATTATTAACTGATACGCCTACATCACAAATACGAGAAAACCAAGCGCGTCGATTAGCACAAATGGATTTTCAACCTGGTGCGCTTGGCCAGGAATATACCGAGAACGCACAACGCGCTATCGGCAACGCAATTAATAATTCCAACTTACTTAATGCGCTAGGCAATATTTATGACCGCTCGCGCATTCTCCAAACACCAGAACGTGCCATAAATCAATTGCCTGATCGAGCAAGGCTAATTGGCAGTTCATTACTATCGGCAGCAGGATTATGAGCGAATTAGAAATCGTACAAGACGATCAATTTGAAGAAGACGCAATGGAGGACCAAGGCGGCGATGAAAATTTAGAGAGCGTGGTCCGACTCGCCATTGAGGACGCCGTTGATTTCATCGACAACACCATGAGTCCTCGCCGGGCAGAGGCTGCTGATTATTACGAAGGCGCTCCGCTCGGAAATGAGCAAGAAGGCAGGAGCCAGGCGCAAACGATGGATGTGCGCGACACCGTGCAAGCCATGCTGCCAAGCCTAATAAGAATTTTTTGTGGATCAGAAAAAGTCGTCGAGTACGCACCTCGAGGGCCCGAAGACATTAAGATGGCCAAGCAAGCGACTGATTACGTGAACTACATTCTTGAGAACGATCAGGAGCAAAGTTATATCGAAATCTTATATCAAACATTCAAGGATGCATTGGTAAAAGGTTGCGGAGTCCTAAAGTATGACTGGAGAGAAACAGAAAGCATTGAAAGCGAAGACCTGGACCAGCTGACTGACGAAGGTTTGGCCGCGCTCAACTCAGATGAAAACGTAGAAGTAACCCGGCTCGACACAAGCATGAGCGAGGAGGGTGTTCCGATTCATTCGGTGACGGTAACACGGCGATCTATGAACGGTCGCGTCGTCGTTGCAGCTGTTCCGCCCGAAGAATTTTTAATTAACCGTTACGCTCGAAGTTTTAGTGATGCTGACATTGTTGCGCATCGAAAGTTGGTGACGGTTAGTGAGCTCGTCGAGATGGGTTACGACTTTGAGGAGATGTTATCTCTTTCGACTTCCGACGAAGATTTTGATTTGAAAAATCAAGAGGCCAGGCAACGAGAACCGCTAGGCGAAAACCGGGACTACCAGGACGACGACTCGAGGAGACGCGTCCTGTATGTCGAAGCCTATATGCAACTCGATACCAGCGGTGACGGTGTAAGTGAGCTCCGCAAAATTTGCACGGCAGGACCGAGTTACGAAATTCTAAGGAACGAGCCAGCCGACGACATTCCCTTTGCGTTTTTTAACCCGGACCCCGAGCCGCATTCGTTTTTTGGATTGAGCATTGCTGATCTCACTATGGATATTCAGCGAATTAAAAGCGCAGTGCTCAGGAGCTCCCTTGACTCTTTGGCGATGTCTACGCATCCGAGAGTTGGCGTAGTCGAGGGCCAGGTGTCCCTCGAGGACGTTTTGAACGTCGAAGCGGGTGGCATAATTAGAATGCGCAACGCTGGAGCCGTGCAGCCGTTCAATTTGCCGTTCGTAGGCAAGGAAGCCTTTCCCATGCTGCAATACTTAGATGAGCTCCGAGAAAACCGTACAGGGATCTCAAAGGCAGCTGCTGGGCTATCCCCAGATCAATTGCAGAGCTCAACCTTGGCAGCAGTCACGCAGACGATCAGTGCCGCTCAACAACGCATAGAAATGGTCGCAAGAATCTTTGCTGAGAATGGCATGAAGCGTTTATACAAAGGGGTTTTGAAACTGGTACACACCTACCAGGAGCAACCGAAGTTAGTGCGCTTACGAAACGAATTTATCCCAGTGCAGCCCGATCAATTCAGCACCAATATGGATGTTGTCACCAACGTCGCACTCGGCGTGGGCGGTAACCAGGAACGCCTCGCGCTTCTTGGTCAAATAAATCAGATTCAAGAAAAACTTTTACAACAACTTGGGCCAGACAATCCAATTGTGAGCCCTCAGAATTATTACAACACTTTGGTATCGACCCTGGAGCTCGGCGGTATAAAAGATGTGGCCCGGTTTTTTAATGACCCGGCTCAATATCAACCACAAGCTCCGCAGGAGCCGCCTAAGCCCGATATCAATGAGCAACTTATTCAGGTTCAGATGTCAGAGATACAAGCCAACATCCAAAAGAAAGCGGCAGAGCTCGAGCTCGAAAGAGAAAAGATGGTCAGAGAGGATGACCGGCGACGCGACGAAACTGAAATGAATTTTGAGCTCAGGGCCGTTGAGATCGCAGCCAAGTACAACACGCAAATCGACACTGCTGCGATTAAAGCAAACGCCGAGCGTGATCGAGAGATGGTCAAAGCATTAACGCAACCTCAACCAGGACCGATGAATGGCGGACAATGATCGAGGCTATCACCTAGCCTTACAACAATTTTTCAACGACCCCTACTTTGAAGAGATGGTGAAGCGGATGAAGTGGGAGTTGTTTGAAGAGTGGTCGCGATCTTCAAAGCTCGATGAGCGTGATCGCATCTATGCAAAACTGGAAGTGCTCGAACAAGCGCTCACGCATTTACGCAGTGCGGCGGACTCGATTGCTTTCGAGAAGCAAAAGGACGGTATGATCAATGGATGATAAAATAACAGATGAACCGAATCCCATATCTGGGATTTCGGATGCGCAAAGTCGAATTATGGACTTACTGGCTCCTGAAGAGGAAAAAGCTGATAGCCCTGAAGAGACGATTGACGAGTCTTCTTTGGACGAAGAAGGCGAGGTGTTAGAGGACGAAGAGCTCGAAGGAGACGAAGAGTTTGAGGACGACGATGCCGAACTGGTGGACGATGAGCAAGAGCTCGATGAAGAGCCCGAGGTCGCGGAAACATTCACCGTTAAAGTTAACGGCGAAGAAGTTGAAGTAGACCTGGCGGAACTGAAATCGGGTTACTCGCGGACATCAGATTATACGAAAAAGAGTCAGGCATTATCAGAAGAGCGAAAGCTCTTCATGCAAGAACGTGATGCCGTGTCTCTTGAGCGCCAGCAATACGCTCAACTTCTTGGAGCATTGCAAGCGCAGATTGGAGCAACAGACGAGCCAGCGCCGGATTTTGATCAGTTATTTGAAACCGATCCAATCGAAGCGACTAGGCAAGAACGACAGTGGACTAAGCGTCAGCAAGAACGGCAGCAAAAACTTGTGGCGATTCAGGCAGAGCAAAAGCGAGTGATGGATGCTCAGGCCAAAGAGCAACAAGAGCAAATGCAAACTTTGCTGAACAACGAAGTGAGTAAGCTCCCTGAGCTCATCCCAAGTTGGAAGGATGAGAAGGTTGCGAAGAAGGAGAGTGAAGAGCTCAAATCCTATCTTGCAGACCAAGGAATCTCAGAGGAGGAGATGGGATCACTCGTAAGAGCGAACCATATTAACGTGCTTCGAAAAGCCATGTTGTTTGATAGAGGAGCTAGGCGCGTGAAAAAAGCGACCAAGGCTCGGAGAAAAAATGCGGTGCAACCTGGTGCAAGAAGCGCTCAGGTAAAACCGGGCTCCAAGCGGGTGAAGACCCAACGTCAACGTCTTGCAAAAGGTGGTCGCATTGATGATGCGGCTAATTTAGTTGAATCGCTTTTAGGATAGGAGCTATACCATGGCTATTATTACCAATACCGCAACGCGATATTCGGTCAACGGCATCAGAGAGGACTTCTCTGACATAATATATTCGATCTCGCCCACAACCACGCCTTTTATTTCGAACATGAGTCGAAGAAGAAAGGCAACCAATACAATTTTCGAGTGGCAAATCGATAGTCTCGCCAGTGCCTCAAGTAATGCACAAATCGATGGAGACGACCTATCGAGTTTCACTGCCATTACGGCAACTACGAAGCTCTCCAATGTCACAATGATTTCGCGTAAAGACGCAATTATTGCAGATAACTTGAATGGGGCTATCGACCAGGCTGGGCTAAGATCGCAGCTTGCATATCAGATCACCAAAAAAGGAAATGAGCTCAAGCGCGATATGGAGTTCAACCTCGTAGGTGTGAACGTTGCAGCAGTCTCTGGAGCCGCTGGCACAGCCAGGAAAACTGCCTCGCTTTCTGCTTGGCTCACCAGTAACGTATCGCGGGGTACAGGAGGGGCATCAGGCACATTATCGAATGGTATGCCAAATGCTGCTGCCACTGATGCGTCAGCGGGAAATATGCGAGCCTTTACCGAAACAATTTTGAAGGCCGTAATTCAGTCAACTTGGAGCGCGGGTGGTGAGCCCCAGTTCTTAATGGTTGGTCCATTTAATAAACAGGCAGTTAGTGGTTTTAGTGGTATCGCAGCACAGAGGTACATGGCCCCAAGTGATAGCCCTACGACAATCATAGGAGCCGCCGACGTCTATATGAGCGACTTTGGGACGTTGCAAGTTGTCCCCAATAGGTTCAGCAGGGAGAGAGATGCTTATCTTGTTGACCCCGATATGGTGGAGCTTGTCACTTTGCGTGACATGGCAGTGACCGAACTGGCCAAAACGGGAGATAGTTCCAAATTTATGACCCTCGTGGAGTATGGCCTACAGGTTAACAACGAAGCTGGCCTCGGCGTGGCAGCGGACTTGACGACAAGCTGATGAGTGACAAGAGGACGCTGGATTTTGATCCTTTAACAGGGATTAAAAACGAATTTATCTTCGAGGCGGGAGACAAGCCGTCTCAAGATAAGTTCGTAATCCAGACGACGCAGGATGTGACTGACATCATTCGCCGTAATAAACAAGATTTGAACCAGGTAGATAAGCATCAACCCTGGGGTGAATGGTCCAAAGTCGCATCACTGCCTCTCTCTATTTATTTTGATCTGAAGCAGCAAGGAATCTTGGACGATAAGAAAGCGTTTAAGAAATGGCTAAATGACCCTGACAATAAATATTACAGGACCAGAGGCGGGACGATCTAAATGGCGATATCAACTTATTCAGAATTGAAAAGCGCAATCGCAGATTGGCTTAATAGGGACGATCTAACGAGCGTGATACCAAGTTTTATTGAGCTCGCAGAAGCGGAGCTCACGCGAAATTTGCGTCACCGCAAAATGATTGCTCGCGCTGATGCAACGATTAATTCTGAATACACGCAGACACCCACTGATTGGTTTCAAACTCAGACTTTGATTTTAGAGACTGACCCGGTCACAACGCTCGAATATTTAACGCCCGAAGCGCTTAACGCAAAACGAGCGGAGAGCACTGCGAACGGTAAGCCTTTGTTTTACACGATGATCGGAACGGAGATTCAGGTTTATCCAGTTCCGAGCGGGGACCATACCGCCGAGATGGTGTACTACTCGAAAATCCCTAGTCTGTCAGATAGCGAGACAACGAATTGGCTGCTGACTTTAGCGCCTGATATTTATTTGTATGGATCGCTTATGCAATCAGCCCCTTACTTGCAAGACGACAATCGGCTTTCAGTTTGGAATGCTTTATATCAGAAAAAAATAGAAGACATTTACATAAGCGATCAGCGCACCACTGGGCAAACTTCGGTGGTCATGCGAGCGGCAGTATTAGGATAAAAGACTATGGCTTTTTCGAATTATTTAGCAGGTGAGATATTAGACGATGTCTTTTCTGGCAATGCATTTACGCCGCCAGGTACGTTTTATCTTGCTTTGTATACATCAGCACCTACTGCATCTGGTGGCGGTACAGAGCTCTCAGGAAACGGCTATGTGCGGCAGACAGTTGCATTTACGACCACTGCGCAACAGAGCTCCAATACAGGAGCCGTTGAGTTTCCAACCGCAACGGCAGACTGGGGAACCATTGTGGCCGTAGGGGTGTTCGATGCGAGTACAAGTGGCAACTTGCTAGCTTTTGGAAATCTTACAGCAAGTAAAAGCATTGTTAGCGGAGATGTTTTACGAGTCCCCGCTGGCGATTTGGATATTAACTTAGCGTGAGCGTAGAGTCGGGTTGGGGCTCAAGCGCTTGGGGTTATGGCCTGTGGGGCCAGGAGAGCAATGAAGATGTTTCGGCAACGATTACAGGAACAAGCTCAGTCACTGTTGGTGCCACTGAGTCGTCTAGCGCGAGTGCGGTTATTAACGGTGCGTGTTCAGTCGCGGTTAGCGCGAGTGAGGTATTTTCTGTCCAATGTGCGATCCAAGGTACTTCGAGTGTGGCAGTGGCTGCGCGGACTCGTTGGCAAAAACAAGCCGCAGCAACCACCACCTGGACCAAACAAGCCGCCTAAAAAGAGGAAGAAATAAATGCCAAGCACATATACAAACGATTTGAGACTTGAGCTCATTGCGGTCGGCGAGGGCGCAGGGTCAGCACCCAATGATTGGGGCTCGAAAACAAACGTCAACCTCACAAGCATTGCTGGAGCTCTTGGCGCTGGCATAGAGCAAATGGCCGGCGATGCCGATGCCACAATCACAATGGCTGACGGTGCTGCTGACGAGTTCAGATCGCTGTTTTTAAAGATAACGAGTGCTGTGAGCCTGACAGCTACCCGCACATTAACTTTTGCGCCTAACACAATCAGCAAACTTTGGATTGTCGAGAATGCAACCACTGGCAGCCAATCAATCACGATAAGCCAAGGGAGCGGAGGAAACGTAACGATTGAGAACGGTAAATCGAAGATTATCTATACGGATGGTGCAGGAAGTGGAGCCGCCGTGAAGGATGCGCTTCTTGATTTAGATATTGGCGGCACCTTCACAGTCGGAACTGCTGCAACTGGCGTAAGCATTAGTTCTGGCGCAATTGATCTGAAAAATAGTGGCAGCGTTTCATCGTTAAAATTCTATTGCGAGAGTTCGAATCAGCACTATATTGAGGTAAAAAGCCCTCCGCACTCAAGCTACTCTGGGAATGTTAATTTCCAATTACCGCCAACGAATGGAAACGCAAATGAAATTCTAAAAACTGATGGCAGTGGAAATACAAGTTGGGGGACCGTCTCTTCAGGCGTGTCCATTACTAAAACCTTTTTTATGGGACAACTCTAATGGCAGTCAAAGCAGACGGTGTAGATTTATCAGCCGCCACGGCAGCAAACGTAGGACAAGCAGGGTCAAGTGGCGGTAGTTATTCAGTTACTATTACCAACAGATCAGCAAGTGATGTAACAGTCAGGCTCGGTCTTGGGACAAGCAGCGCAACTTTTCAGGATGCCAGGTATATTTTATATAATGAGTCTCTTGCCGCTAATAGTTCCATGACATTTTCACCAGTGGTAGCAGAAGCAAACGATTATATTATAGCTTATTCTTCTGCCGCTTCAGTAAACGCTCTAATGATGGGATTTGACGAGGCTTAATATGGCAGGATTAACTAAAACGAAATCTGACGCTTTACCTTTTGGTAATTTAACAAAAGATCCAACAAAGCTACCTATATATAGAGGTTATTCTTTAGATCAGCCAAGACTTGTAACTTCGGCAGGTGTAACCAGTACAGGGACTACTATGACAAGTGCTTGGGGGTATTACGGAGGAGATAGCGTTCTTTCAAGCACACTAAATGCTTATGTAACCGTTGTTAATTTAACAAACTTGACTTATCCAATAGTTATTGGAGCAATGATTGGAAGAACCTCTAACGCAACTTCAGACCATAAATTTAGAATTACAGTAGATGGCGTTGAACACATTATTGATACTGCAAATTTTCAAGGAAGACTCGTAGTTGGAAGTTTGTTTATGGATTCTCAAAGCACCACTAACGGTGCTAATGGTAGAGGGTATCCGTTAGGTTATCCGGGGGTCACACAAGAGCATAACGGACAAATTAGATATGATACTGCTGAACAACCAATGCACCAATACCAAGCAGGTTACCTAATGCTTTACGCAGAAAGAAGCTTTAAGTTTGAAGATTATGTTTCAGCGGTTCTTACTTTTTCTGACTATAATCGCGCTTATGTTCAATATCATCAATTAGGAATTACTGGAGCATGAAAAGAGAAAATATTACTAATCCGGGTAAAGATCCGGTGAGCGGTGATTGGATAAAAGATACTTATGACAGTGGAATGATTAAAGAGTTTCAATTCTATGTGGCTGAAACTCCTCCATTAGAGGAAAGAAAAACTAATGCAAGACAATGGAGAGATTTTGAATTACAACAAACCGATATGTTTTCTTTACTTACTGACCATCCTCAAAATGCAGCATATAAAACTTATAGGCAAAAACTAAGAGATTGGCCTAGCACCTCAGATTTTCCTGATACTAAGCCAGAGTTGGGGAGTTGATGAATGGCTCTAACTAAAGTATCGAAAGGATTAATAAACACCGACACAGTATTTTCTGTCGATGCGATTGGCGGTAAATACGGAAGCAGTTCTGCGCCTATTACAATTGCAGTCACGGTAGCCAGCAAGACCGCAGGACATGTGTATAACGGTGATGGCAGTGCTTTAGGATACTACTTAGATGGGCTGGAAGCTCCTGCTATTTATTTAAACGGTGCTGATAATGTAACGAGTGACAGCGGCTATTATTACAGATTCGATCAATCAGACAGTTCAAATAGCGGTCACCCATTTAGATTTTATCTTGATGCCGATAAAACAACGGCTTATACGACAGGCGTTACAACTAACGGAACACCTGGAAGCAGTGGTGCTTACACACAAATAGACGTAGACGAAGATACGCCTAGCATCTTGTATTACCAATGTAGCGCACATGGTTATATGGGTAACTACGCTGTGATTCCTGCATCGAATGTAATCAATCACACTGAAGCCTTGATTAGTATGCCTACGGCTACTACGACTTTAGTGGGGACAGGTACAACAGATACTTTGACTAACAAGACGCTTACTTCGCCAAAGATCAACGAGGATGTAGCGGTCACCTCAACTGCGACTGAGATAAATA